TCAACTGTTAAAGGCCTATTCTCATACCAATTGCCGTGCTCGGCATCAAATTCACGACATAGCTGTGCAATTTCATTTGATGTTATTGGATATTCACGTCTAATAGCACTCGATGATATTGCAACCATCATCTGATACATCTTTGAGTACCAACCAGTATTAGATATGATTACATATTCTGCAGCTAGCTTACGTGGCCAGAACGGGCAATTTCGGTAACTACTCCAACTTACAGACGTATTATCTAACTTACTTTTACGATATTCAATTACCTGCTTCTGTAATTCTTCGGGCAATCTATCTAAGAAATTGTTTGAATGCTGTCTATCATTATACGGATGCTTGGCGATAAGAGATGCCACGTCAATAGAATCACCACCCACATCAAAATAAAAGTTGTTAGCACCGTCATATAATGCTGGAATGTAGTACATTCGACTAAGGTCTTTAGTTTGCTTATCTCCCATTTCCCCAAGTTCGGTGTTAAGGGCATGCCAAAATTGTCTGATTCTTTCAGATTCAATAGGTTCATCAAGTCTGAAGACGAGTCTAAACTTCGGTTGATCTTTCGTAGAACTAGCAGTTGAATAACAGATATAACCCCAGTTAGGGATAGCGCGAGCCAAAGCATCTTTTAGTTCTCCTTCAAATTTCCAATCATCAACATCAACAGCACACCAGCCTGCCCAAGATAAAACATTCTTGTTGGCTCGTGTAGTTCCATCTTTATAATGAGCCGGTGAAATAAGTTCAGCATCTCGTTTACTACCTTTTGGTTGATTAGATAAATCACGTAATAACCCTGAAAACTGTTGCCAGTTATCAAGATCCATTGTGCGATGAGTTTTGTTATCAAATTGGCTTTTAAATAATGTCAGGGATATTGCCATGATTTCCCTCGTGTGTTGGGGCTTTCCAACCCTCAGGCTTTAATAGATCTGGTAGGCCAAATGGATTTGGACGGCCTTCTTTAATCCCTGGTGATTTAGTCATATTAGCTTCGTAGACTTTATCCCATGCTTTATTGGCATCAACACCTAATACATCTAATGTACCAATTGCAAAGACACATAGGTCAATAAGACCATCAACGATCTCTTCAGGGTCTTCTTCCTTGGCCGCAATAAATGTTTCATCAAGTTCTTCTTGACACATAGCAATGCGAAAATCAAGATACTTTTTCATAAGCTCTTTATCGTGCTTATTTTCTTCAAACCACTTGTGCACACCAAATTTGTTGTGCATCATGTAGATGTCATTAGCCCAGTCGCTCATAATATATTCCTTATCCGAAAAATTCATCTAGTGTTCCGCTGTTATCATAGTTGATAAACCAGCCTGTAGCATCGATCACAGATTTTAGTGGATCGATAAAGGTTTTTTCAAACTGAATATCATAGTTTATATACTTATGTAAATTCAGTTCATCTGGTAGGTAATCAGGAAAGGCAATAACATTCTCATGTATTGTATTTGGAGTTCGTAAGTAGCAAAACTTAACCTTCTCCCCATCACTGATTTTAGTATATTTTTGTGCAAGTCCTAATTTATCTATAAGGCCATTATACAACAAAGCCCCACGGATGTGAATAGGCGTTCCACCTTTATATGACTTTTTACTACCTTTATCTTTGTTAGTCCATTTACTCATAGTACTATCACCAAACCCTACTCCACGAGGAAATGATATTTGTTCTGGTGATAAGGTTCTAAATGTGTTATAGAAGTCCGCAATAAAATCTTGTGTAAGTTTCTCATCACCTCGAATAATAATCTTAAATACCTCACGAAACTTTTCACGTACGACCTCAGGAGTTGAAGACTTAATTGCTTCAATTCCCATAATCTTTAACTTAGGCTCAGCATATTGTACACCTTCGTTATTATGCACGTTAAGGATATATCTTTTCTTTGCTGTCCATATGCCTTTGTCAGAGATGCCTTCACGTTCCATGACCATACGATTTTTATATGCATTCATACATGTGAAAAGTTTATCGTACGCGACATTAAGGTTGTCTTGGAAATGCTCACCGCATATCTTATCAAGAAACTTAACTGGATCCTTAGGTGCGAATTTTTTTACAAGCGGGCCGAAGTTAACATAAAGTGAATCTGTATCCATAGCGATAACATAGTCAACCTTTTCGGTGCCCATAATCTTATTCATCTCAGTATTAACACAACGCTCAGACCATTTGATTGCCAGCTGTCCTGACAAAGTAATACCTTCTGCCATGCGCATATCAAAATAACGGAACCATCTGTTACCAAGGGCTCCATATAGAGAGTTAAGCAAAATCTTAATTGCCATTTGGCGATTGTTTAATTGGTTAATTTGCTTCTCAAGGTCTTCAGTTTTATTGAGTTGGTATGCACGCTCTACGTCAAGCATCTCTCCTTTGATTTCTTTTCGTTCGGCATAATAACTCTCAATGATACTAGGAATAATGCCTTGAAAATCTTTACGGTAAGAAGATCCGTTAGCTGCAATAGCAATATCTTTACCAGCAGTATCAGCATCATTGTTCATATAATGATCAACGCCATGCCGGTAAGCTCCGTTTAGTAGTGTCTCGGGTGACATGTTATATTGTACAATTAGATTAGGATATAGTGAATTAAGGTCGAAAGATACTACCCAATCATGCATGCCAACCTGTGGCTCTTTTACATAACCACCTGGATATGGATCCTTTGTCTTAGTCTCATTAGGAATTAGAGCAATACGTTTCTTGTTTAGCTCACGATATATAATTGCATCCCATATGGCAGTGGTACCAAATGTATCGCTTATGTTTACACCTGCTTTGTATGCCATAGTCTGGCATAATTCAATAAGACCCATCTTGTCATCAATACGCTGAACAAGCTGAACATCCTTAATATTATAATCAATAAACTTCTGATGATCTTTCTCGTACAAAGTAAATAAGCTGCCATGCTCTTCATAGGATAGTTTTTTCTCATTAAGAACAGTATAAGCAATTTGGTCTAGCTTATATGATTCTTGTGGACCATATGAATATCCAAACTTTTTGAACAACTCGAGATAATCAGCTTGTTGGATACCAAGGATCTCATAGCCGTGTTGAACCTGAGATCCCTTCATACCGCGAGAAGTATCAAATGCATTTACTATTCCCCAAGGAGAAAGCTTATTAGCGGCCGCTTCGGTGCCAACACGTTTAATACGATTAATAAGATACGGAATATCAAAGTAACGAATATTCCATCCAGTTAAAATGTCTGGTCTGTTTTCACACCAATATTTGTGGAAGGATGCAAGTAGCGCAGCTTCGCTATCAAACTTGCGATACCGAATTAGATCAGTTCCCATATCAAGTTGCGTTTTGCTATAATCATATTCACGTAAACCACACACTTCATAGACAGAAGACTTAGAAGATTTAAGTGCTATAGAAATAATAGGATGAAAAGCTTCATCCGGCTTTGGAAATCCTTGATCGGATGCAACTTCTATATCAAAGTTTACTACGTTTACATCACTAGGTTTAAAATCTATTTTATTTGGAAATTGTTGAGCAATATATTGTGCAGCATAATTGGTATTGCCATATATTTTAAACTCATTCAGATCTTTATACTTAGCTAAGAAATCTTTAGCCTCGCGCATATCATCAAAGTTGATTGGTTCGACTCGCGTGCCATCCATAGCAATCCAGTCAGTCTGAGGTTTTTGGCTTTTTAAAAATAATTGTGGTTTAAATTTGATCTTCTTTTCAATACGTACACCGCTGTCATTATAACCGCAGTACATAAGTTGGTTGCCATATCGTTGGACAGATGTGTAAAACGCCAAGTGTATTCCTCCATGATTAGAAACATTATACCATATGGTGCGTCATAAGTACACTACGAATTATTATTTTTAACTACCGTATCTTCCGTGTAGAGATGTTGTGTATAGTTATTGAAACCAAGGGCCATTTCGATAAAGTTATTTTTACTGCGTGATATGGGACATGGAAGAAACGCTTCAAGGTCTACGTACGCAAGGGTCCAAGGCATTGCATCATCACTCAATCTTTTACCCCTATTGATAACAAAATTGTCTGCCTGAAAGTCATCAAACGCAAATCTTCTTTTTGTTTGACCATCTGAATGAGTAAGTAATACTTTATTGTCCTTTTTATTGATAACTATATCATTCCAAATTTGATCTGATATCTCCGGGTTGTTTGCTATGTCAACAGTATTAAGTTGTCTACCGAAAAGAAATTCTATTTTATTTAAAATCGTGTTATCATCAATCCTCTCAAACTCAAACCTTGGAATACGGGTACTTCCAAAAAAATAGTTATTGTCCTCACATACAGATTTCAAGTTGGTGAGCGCATTATAATGGAAGTCACATAAACTACCCCCGCCTTCCATATGTAGTTCAGGGTCGTATTTGGACAATTTAGTAATCATCATTTGAGTTTTTTGATATTCTTTTTGATGTATTTCTGTATCAGTTATATGCATGCTTTACCATCGTCATTAAAATATTATATATTATTATTAAAAAAGTGAAACTACGTGTGTACTAGACTTCTCAAATGTATTATTCTAATTATAGAAACAGACACTGAGGATTACTTAAATGGCTACTACTTACTCACTTTATGAAGTTACAAAGTTTGATGCTCAAGCTATCGCAGAGATGCGTATTTATGGAATGGATCCTACCGCGCCAAAAGTATTATGCGAATATGACGGTGCGTATAATGCTTGGAGTGCAGCCCGTAAGTTAACTCGTATACACAAAGAAGTTTGTGCTGAGTTTGGTAAAGAAACATATAAGCGCTATGGCGTTTCAAGAAGCTTGGATATTTCAATATGAATGATGTTAATGTAAGAGTCACTATGAAGGGTGGCATGAAACGAGGTGTCATGGTATCCAATACATTTCGTATGGATCAGGATGAGGCTAATAGGTTTGTCCTAGGTATACAAGATTTGCCGCATATCGCTAAAATTGATATGATTGATATTGGTGCAATACACGGCATGAGTGCCGAAAAAAGCACAGAGTTCGTAAAAATGTTAGGAGGTTTATAATGACTACTCATCTGAGGGACGTTCCAGATTGCGCGGCACAAAACGAAATAACCCAAACAAGGTTTTGGGGTGGAGCAAATCGTATGCAATGCGTACAAATAACTCAACGGAGAGACAAAAGCAATCCTCCTAATGATACTGATAAATGGTTTAATTCAATGCAATTAACTCGTCACCAGGCAAAAATGTTAGCAGTAGAGTTAATGTTATTTGCTGAAGGAAGAGAAGTTGAAATGGTATAATAAAGTAAAAGAGCGCTCAACGGCGCTCTTTTTTTATTTAACTAAAATGTCTTTCTAACATTTCAATTCTATCGGTAGCCATTGCCATTTTGTCAAGTTCTTCTTGGATAGCTTCGACAATATCGCTATGTTCACCAATGCCAACACTGTTTTTCATATAAACCATAATGTTAGTTTTGGCACGTTCTAGTTCACCTTCGGCGTGCATGCGTGCAGCCTTTACAAGTTGTTCTTTCATAATATCTCCAAGTAGTTAAAGAGGGCCATTACAGCCCTCTAGTATTAAC